GCTTTATGGTGCGTACAAGACTATTGGCTGTATGCAATAGGTTTCAATAATGAGTATAATTCAAATCACCAGCGTTTTAATAATAATCAGTATTAAGCGACCAAGGGAAATAGACTATCAAAAGATTGTTTAATATCAGTATTTTCGGAATTTTCGAGGTGGAATTGACGCCATCTCATTATTTATTTTTAAGAATAGCTAAGGTAGAATTTATTATTGAATGGGGACAATATGCCCTATTTACTAAAAACGACCTAAAAGCACTGGATAAAAAGGCGTACTAAATATGACAATTTTTAGCATAGCATCCAAAATAAACTGTCGAATGATGGCATGGATGCGAGAATCAAACTGGCCCATCTGGTTTTGGATGGTCGATGCAAACTCAGATTTATTAGGGCGTGGCGACCTTTACATAACACCATACTTTTGGCACTGCCAATATAATCTCGGTGTTGGAACACAATATTTAATTATAGAAGGTGAATAGTATGGATACAATTGAACAGAAAACACTCGCAGGTCTTGCAGGGGCATTGGCAAATTTCAACGAATTATATGTCGAAATGACAGCCATGCAGATGCGTGTATTTATAGTAGTTGCTAGACGTGGCTCAGTGACAGGGCGCGAGATTTGCAATGCTATGAACACAACAGGTTCAAATGTTAGCAGGTGTGTAGCTGCACTATCTGACATCACAGTGGCAAGGCGTAAAGTCGAACCGCTAAACCTTGTTGAACTGACAACCGACCCTTTAGACAGGCGAGTGCGTTATGTCCAACTTACCGAGAAGGGCAAAGCTTTTGCCAAGCAACTTACTTCTCATTTTAATTAGGAGACAGGATTATGTCTATCTATCAAAAAGCAACAGGCTGGCAGATAAAAGTAATGCGTGACGGTCACCGTTTCGTTGATTTTGTCAAAGGCCTAGACCTACATGCAGAGGCAGTCGCTATTGAAGCGCAGGCCATTGCAGATATGGCACGGGGTCTTAGGCCTGTCGGTGGGCAGTTACGCCACGGCACAAGTCTAACCCTGCAGCTAGCCTATGATGAAACGTGGGAGCACAAGTGGGCCTATCAGAGCAACGACTACCAGACCAAAGTGGTTCAGTACTGGAAGTCGATTGAGCAGTTCTTTATTAAGCAGGAAAAAGCACACCGCTTAGAAGATGTTGATACAATGATGATTGATTCTTACATCAGGCATTTGCGTAACAAGGGTAACAAGCCCAAAACCATCAACAACAAGCTAACCTGCCTATCCTCAATGCTTAAGCACATGGCCCACACAGGACGCTTGAAGCACCCACCCATCATCCAATGGGAAAGCATCGGGGACAACTCACGCATGCGCTACTACAGCCCTGTGGAAGAGAGCAACCTGATAGGCCTTGCAGGTGATATGGACTTCCATTGTTCATCTATCAATGACCTGCTTGTGGATTTCATTGTAGTGTTATTTGACACTGGCATGAGGCCTTGGCGTGAAGCTCACAGCTTCCATTGTGATTGGATTAAGCACGATGTAAACGGAAGCCCAGTGATACGCATACCGAAGGCTTATAGCAAGACCAAGAAGTCACGGGATATCCCAATGACTGACCGAGTAAAGCGCATCCTTATGAAGCGTTCACAGTGGCAGACTGCTGACCACCAGCCGTTTGCTAAGCTCGACTATAAGTGGCACTGTACGCGCTTCTGGAATGAGCTAGTAAGGCCTGTGATGAACTGGACAGACGAGGAAGTTTGGTACGGCATGCGCCACACCTTTGCCACTCGTTTAGTTGAGGCAGACGTTAACCTTAAGATTGTCCAGCAGCTAATGGGACACAGCAACATCACACAAACAGCACGTTATGCAAAAGTCACAGACAGTGCCTTGCAGTCAGGCATAACAGCCCTCCAAATGATGGACAAAGGGCAGGACAAATTGTCTCCAAATGAGTTACCAAATGGTATTCAGCAAGCACTAAGTGCCTGATATATCTACGAATTCTATGAGAAGGTCGAGCAAATTAAGGGTTCGAATCCTCTCGGGCGCGCCATTTTCACAGTCTCTTTTAGGGACAGGCGCAAAGAATTCACTAAGATATATTCCTAGGCTACATCACTGATACAGGTGGTGTGGCCTTTCTTTGGCTACCGTTTACCAGTACTGAAACTAATTCAGAGCAAATTAAGGAGCACAATAAGTAGGACAAATGAGGTCCAAATGAGGACAAATCGTATATTAGTAAAAGCTTAATATCAAAGGTTGCACTATGGCCCAAAGGGTCATGCCAGAGCGTATAGCTGTGGTTAAAAGGTTTCAGCATTGAAACAAAACACAACAGAAAGGAAGTTCAAATGAACCAAGTCGAAGATACAGTTGTAACAGGTGATTACTTGATGGATGCCCAGCTACTCATTGAGAAAAGAATGAGGGATGTTGGTGTTGAGAGAGTAGCTAAACAGATAGACAAACAGAAGGGACAAAGGGGTGAATCTGGGACCCAGTATGGTCAAGCTATGTTGACTCATGGCCTAGCTAAATTTGCAGAGGGTATCACTGAGTACATGGAAGGGGACCTAGGCCGTGGTGGTCGTGGTGGGTCAGTCCGTAAGTTATTAAAGGGGGGTGATGCCAACGTCATGGGCTTTGTGTTTATGAAGTTCATTATCAACGGAATCAGTATCAAGTATGGGACATTACAATCAATAGTAAAGAAGGCAGCAGAACAGGTTGAGGATGAATTCAGATTAGCTGACCTCCGCAAGCAAGATGCCCAGTTATGGAAACGATTGGTTGATGCTTCTAACCGTAAAGAGGGACACTGGAAGCGCACTGTAATCATCAATGCAATGAACGATGAAACGGGTAAGGGGACCATCAATAACTGGGAATCTTGGACAGCAGCACAACTAATGTCCATAGGTTCTAAGCTACTCACCATCCTCATGGAGACTGTTGGTTTAGTCCAGATTACAACCGAGTCTAAGGGCAAGCACAACACCGTTAAGAGGTTGGTTGCTACACCTGAGACATTGGTATGGATTGAAGAGAGATGCTCTCGTATAGGCCTTACAGCCCCTCAGTATAAGCCTCTGGTTATCCAGCCTAGGGATTGGACTTATGAGAACTTATCAGGTGGTATTTACTACTCACATTACTGCAGACCTGTCCGTTTTGTTAAGACCAACAACAACAATTACATGGATGAACTCAAGCATGCTGATATTGATGTTGTCCTTCACGGTGTTAATGCAATGCAGCGCACAGCTTGGTCAGTAAACAAGGATATCCTCAACTTGGTTAATGAGTTATGGGATGCTGGTGTTGAGTGGTGTCCGTCTATCCCACCTCGTTGGAATGAGACTGAGATATTAGCTGAAGACTTTGAGCTAGAAAGCAAGCAACAATGGGCAGCATTCTATAAAGAAAAGAACAGGATTGATGCAGCAAACAGAGAGAGTGCAGCCAAGCGAATCTCTTTCAGCAGCACAATGGCAACCGCTGAAGAATTCTCTGAGTTTGATGAGTTCTTCTTTGGTTACAACCTTGACTTTCGTGGACGTGTCTATGCTGTCTCAGCCTACAATGGGATGGGACCTGATGAAATGAAAGCTACTCTCCAGTTTGCTAATGGCAAGCCTCTTGGTAAGACAGGGTGGCGTTGGTTGGCAATTCAGTTAGCCAATACAGGTGGGTTTAACAAGATTGATAAGGACACTCTTGAAGCACGGGTTCAATGGGTAATGGACAACGAACATTGGATTATGCAGTGTGTTGAGAATCCATTTGAGCACCGTCAATGGGTTGATGCTGACAAACCTCTGCAATTCATGGCTGCTGCTATGGAATGGAAGGGATTCCTTGAGCAAGGGGACGCATTCGTGAGTCACATACCAATCGCACTTGATGGCAGTGCTAGCGGTTTGCAGCACCTCAGTATGGCAACTAAGTGTGCCAGTACAGCGTTGAACGTGAACCTTCTACCTGTTGATAAGCCTATGGACCTGTACCAGATTGTTGCAGACAAGGTTGTTGAGCAGCTACGCAAGGACAGTGAGCAGCCCTTCGAACATTGGGGTCCAGCTATCAAGAACAACATGGGCGTGAGGGTCCCAAATTACACGGAGCTAGCACTTGAATGGTTGAAGCATGGCTTTGGTAGGAGTCACTCGAAAAGGTCTTGTATGACATATTCTTACGGCTCAAAGCAGTACGGATTCAAGGAACAAATCCAGACTGACATCATGCATCCATTGATGCGAGAGTGTAACAAGACAGGTCAGGAATTCCCGTTCAGTTATGACAACGGATACCGTGCCTCTAGCTACATCGCTCGTCTACTTTGGGATGCTGTTGTTGATTCAGTTAAACGCCCAGCCGTATTAATGGAGTGGTTAACAGATGCAGCCAGCAAGGTAGCAAAAGAGAAGTTTGAGATGCCTGATGGAGCACTTCATGCAATGCCTGTCCGATGGACAACACCTCTAGGATTCCCTGTGGTGCAGTCTTACTACGACACCAACCCTAGGCGTGTGAAGACTTCAATCAATGGTGCTCTTGTTTACCTGACCTTGAAGGAATCAACTGACCAGATATGCACACGCAAGTCTGCTCAAGCGATGGCCCCTAACACCGTCCATTCTTGGGACGCGAGTCACCTTATCCTCACAGTGTCTCGCTCTGCTGATGTAGGCATTGGTAGCTTCTCTCAAATTCATGACTCATTCGCCACACATGCAGCAGATAGTGACGAGTACTGGCACATCATTAGAGATTCGCTAGTGGAGATGTATGAGGCAGGTGATATTGTCCACGCTCTCTACTTAGAGATGCGCGCACAGATGAAGCCTGAGAATCGTGAGGACATTCCACTACCACCTAGTAAAGGCACATTGGACCTAGCTTCTACAGCCGAGGCCCGTTATTCTTTTGCCTAATACTTTCAGTACTGCATCAGGTGCAGCCTAGCAATTAGCAAAGGTTGCACTATCACAGTAAGCAAACCGCCCCTCGTCAAACAGGGGCTTTTTTATGGAGAAGGAATTTGGAACCAGAAACTTTTGAACAGATTCAAGCCGCATTGCTTTTAGCAAACGGTGACCCTTTACCAGTAGACCTTGCGTTCGCCTTAGCAGCCCAAGGAGTAATTCTTGATGAGTTCATTCGGACTCACATTATTTAAACCCAACGCATATCTATATGCACCTGACAACTAGGATAACTATGTCAAACAAAATACCTCAAATCGTAACACCTGAAGGCCGCACTGAATGGCTTAAGTGCTTCACCCCAGATTATAAATTCTCAGATAATGGGGAGTTTGGTTGTACCTTGAACATTGAGAATGCACAGGCTCAGCCTCTGATGGCTCAGCTTGATGCGTTCATGGAGAAGGCTATTGCTGACGCTGTGGAAGAGACAGGCAAGCCCAAGGCTAAAATCAAAACCAACCCACCTTACATCATTGATGAAGAGACAGGTGATGTGTCGTTCAAGTTCAAGCTTAAGGCATTGGTTAATGCCCGTGATGGTGACTTCACTCAGAAGCCTATCGTGATTGATTCACAGAAGAAGCCTATCACTACTGAGGTCCCAACGTGGAATGGCAGTCGTGTACGTATTGGCTTCCAACCTATCACCTACTACACAGGTCTGGTTGGTGCTGGTGTCTCACTACGCATGAAGACTGTTCAGCTTATTGAAGCATTGGATGCAACCTCTGCACCTGCTGTTTCTTCAGCCGCTGTTGCTGGCTTCGATGTTGAAGATGGTTTCGAGTACACACCACCTGCACCGCATGGCGCTACCTCTGAACAGTCTCTCAATAAAGAGCTAGAAGAAGCAGGTGAGTATGACGACATCCCGTTCTAAAGATTACTTCGTTGGTCTTAAGTATGGGTTCCGTTCTGGATTAGAGAAGAGGGTTGCTGACGAGCTAACAACTCAAGGCATCCCCTTCACCTATGAAGAATTGAAGATTGAATACACACGCCCTGCACGTCAATCCAAGTACACCCCTGACTTTGTAATCGGAACCATGATTATAGAGTTGAAAGGGAGGTTCATGACTGACGATAGGCAGAAGCATCTACTTATTAAAAACCAACACCCTCATCTGGACATTCGTTTTGTGTTCAGCAATCCAAACCAAAGAATCTCAAAGGCTTCCAAAACTACATACGCTATGTGGTGTGAGAAGCATGGGTTCCAATTCGCTAAGGGGAGTATCCCTCATTCATGGCTAACAGAAGCAGTACGGACTACATAGTAATCCACTGCACAGCAACAAAACCCTCAATGGACATAGGCTTCACTGAGGTTGACGCATGGCATCGCCATCGCGGATTCCTTGGTTGTGGTTATCAGATAATTATTAAACGTGATGGGACCCTAGAAGAGGGCAGGCCAATAGACGCTGTTGGCGCTCACGCACGGGGCTTTAATCACAAAAGTATTGGCATCGCATTAGTCGGTGGCGTTACTGAAGATGATGTCAAAGTATCTGAGAACAACTTCACACCTGAACAGTTCAGCACCCTTGCTGATGTAGTAACAACCCTCCAACTCACTTACCCAACCGCTGAAGTTCTAGGACATCGGGACCTTCCTGATGTGCAGAAAGACTGTCCATCGTTTGATGTACGAGAGTGGCTCAGCTAAAGGGCTAGAGCAAAGGTTGCACCATCACGGTAAGTAAACCGTATGCCCTCTTCGGGGGGCCATCATTCCTATATATGAACTCAACTATCGAGAGAAAAATTATGACTCAATCACAAACTGTACTTAACCACCTAACCAACAACCGCAAGCTTACCTCTATCGAAGCCATTGGATTGTATGGAATCACACGACTAGCTGCTGTGGTCCACCTCCTTAAGAAGCAGGGGTTTGAAATCACGGCTGAGCGAAAAGATGGCGCACGGGCTACCTACTCTGAATACCGCTTAGGCTGGTAACCATGAGTAAGCCCCGTGACCAAGATGATAGCCCGATGATTGGACGTGAGAGTTGCCCTAGCTGTAACTCACGCGACAACTTAGCACGCTATGCATCTGGCAGAGCTTACTGCTTCTCCCTTACCTGCAACCACATGGAGTGGCCTGCAGAGGGGGAGAATATTCAAACTGTTAGGAGTAGTACACGCATGGCAAGTAACTTAATTGATGGTGAGATTCGTTCACTGCGACATAGAGGTATCTCTGAAGAGACAGCCCGTCACTATGGATACAAAGTAGGCTCACACAATGGACAACCTGTTCACATCACACCACTCCACAACACTGAAGGTAAGCTGGTCGCACAACAACTACGTTACCAAGACAAGGGGTCCTTCCCCATCCTCGGTGACTTCAGCAAGATGCCAATGTTTGGCACTCAATTATTTTCATCAGGTAAGAAGATAGTAATTTGCGAAGGCGCGCTTGATGCGATGGCTGTGTCTCAGGTCCAAGATAATAAGTGGCCTGTAATCTCTGTGCCAAATGGTGCAGCAGGTGCAGCTAAATCCATTGCTGCCAACATGAGTTACTTCAAAGAATTCCAAGAAATTATCCTCCTTATGGATGGAGATGAGGCAGGAGAAGAGGCAGCGAAAGCGTGTGCTCCACTGTTTGAAGCAGGCAAGGTAAAGATAGGTAACATCAACGGATTCAAGGATGCTAACGAAGCATTACTAGCAGGCAAACATCGTCTAATCATGGACGCAATCTGGAACGCTAAGACGTACAGACCTGATGGTATCGTAAGCCTCAAGGACATTCGCTCTGCGCTAGACAAACCTGTCGAGTGGGGCAAGCCTTGGTTCCTTGAGACTCTCAACCGTAAGACCTATGGACGTAGGTACGGTGAAGTCTATTGTCTAGGTGCAGGTACTGGTGTAGGCAAGACTGACTTCATGACACAGCAAATCATCTACGATATGCAAGTGTTGAAGGAGAAGGTTGGTGTGTTCTTCCTAGAGCAAATGCCAGTTGAGACTGCCATCCGTTTAGCAGGCAAGCATGCAGGCAAGATGTTCCATATCCCTGATGGTGATTGGACAGAAGAACAGCGTGTTGAAGCCATTAATACTCTTGAAGAGTCAGACATGATTCGCCTCTACGATTCCTTTGGGGTCTGTGAGTGGGATGTTGTCAAAGCTAACATTGAGTACATGTACCACGCTGATGGTATCCGTCTGTTCTACATCGACCACCTCACTGCACTAGCCACAGGGCAGGGTACTGATGAGCGTATCGAATTGGAACGCATCACCTCTGACGTAGCTAAAATTTCTAAGCGTCTAGGCATCATCATCACAATGGTATCTCACCTCGCTACACCTGAAGGCAAACCTCATGAAGAGGGTGGTCGTGTGTCAATCAGACACTTCAAAGGCAGTCGAGCTATCGGTTTCTGGTGTCACTTCATGTTTGGCATGGAGCGTAACCAACAAGCTGAAGACATTAAAGAAAGACAGACAACTACATTCCGTGTCCTGAAAGATAGATACACAGGGCAATCCACGGGAATGACAATTCCACTTAACTACAATCAAGAAACTGGGCATCTCTATGAGCAGACTGTGTTTGACACAGCCCCTCTTCATGATGTGAACGCAGCTTTCTAAATAGGTAACTCAAATG